ATCTTATCTAAATCTTTATCACTATTGCCAACTAATGACATAACAACTTGGTAAGCATTATCTAATATTCTTATTGCATCTTTTATTGTTTCATCCATTTTAGAATAATTTTATGTACACTCCTGGGTTTTCTTTGTCCACACTATATAGTGGGAAAGCCCGTGGGTTGTTCTGATCAATTAATTGACCATCAATACTCATGGGTACAGGGAATACGTGTTTTACATTGTCATCTTCTATAAAGTCATGTGCAGTCATTAAATCTTGTAAGATTTCTACACTATTACTAAAGTCAAATAACCTTTTACTATTTCTTACCTGATGGTATCCTATAATTATAGGTTCGTCAGCAGGTTTCATCTTCATAAACTCTTCTCGTAAAGCCTCAAATTGATTAGGTTTAGTTGGGTCTACATATCCTTTAACTTCTTTCTTGCGAGAGTTAAATTTTTGTATGCCAATTGATCTAATAAATTTGTTAACGGTGGGGGAACTAAAGATCCCTCTAGCCGTCTTTACTTTAGAGTTTTTAAGACTTGGTATATTACCTGGTATAAAAATCATAATTTAATTTTAATATAACCCCGGAACTAACCGGGGCTATTGTTACTGCATGTACTCTTGTGTACAATAATCAAACTTACTTGTTGATGGATTGTAAGCAACACATTGTTTGTTTCTACGGAACGTATTAAAAGCGTTGCTTTCGTCATTACCGTATCCTTCAAACTGTGTACCTCCAACTCCAATCCAGAAAGCTTTCTTGTCGTATATATGACAACCATCAAAACCGTCTGTAAGAATAACAGAATTATTACCTTCTTCTTGTATACTTTCCATTACTAAATTAAAATTAGTACCACCTGACTTAGAAAATCCAAGTATAGTAAGATCGTTTATATTTTCTATCTTGTACAATTGCGTGTCAAAGAAATATAAATTTTCTATTAGTCCCATTTTATTTAGTGTAGAAGCAATACCTTTTGCAAGGTTTATCATTCTGATTCTTTTATTCTCAAAAGTTTCTTCAGAAGACATAGATCCTGAACAGTCAACATATAAATCGAATTTACCTTTGTAAACTCTACTATTGTTACCCATATTAAGTATCTCTGCATTCTTAAAGATAGGATTAAGAAATTCCAATCCAAACAAATCTTCGCACTCTTCACACTCAAAGATATTTTCTTCTACTACAGTGTGCTTTGTGGAGAAATAGTTTTGTGACTCATTAAGTATCTTATCTAGAACAGATCTAATACTGTTCTTATTAAAATTAAGATCCTTAATGATTTTTCTAAGCTTGTCAACCTCATCTAAGAATTCAGGATCACCGTTAGACAACGTTTTTAAGTCATCTTTACTTAACTGTGATTCCAACTCCTTAATTTTCTTGTCAGCTTCATTCTTAGCGTCTTCTATTTCTTTAGCATTATTGTCAAATACTTTGTCTATCATTTTTTCAAGGTCGTCATCTCTTCTAACACTGCTGGAAGAATTACCTTTTCCTGCACCATTAGATTCAGCGTCAGATTGTCCGCTAGCATCACTATCGTCTTCTCCTTCCTGTCCATCTCCTTCGCCCTCTTGCTCTTGACTTTGTTCGTCTTGACCACTTTCTAATCCATCACCTGGCTTACCTTGTTCTTCTTGTTCTTTTCTAACTTCATCGTCAATCTTCTGCAGAACTAAAGCCAACTCTCTGGTAAGTATATTAGTAAATAGTGGTGAATCCACTGTTACTACCTTGGTCAGGTAATCATAAACCTTATCTAAAACTTTGTGTCTAATTGCATTAGAACCATCATTAGGCCTTCTTTTAACTTCTCCGTTTACATAAATACTGTAAACATCGTTAATTAACTCTTGGCTTAATGTGCAAGGCTGATTAGTCTTGTCTTCTACATACTGTTTAACTCTATTTAACCTCATAGACTCGTATGCAGTAACACCTGGCATAACCACGTGCTTGTCTTTTCTAAAACCAAATACTCCTGGTGTAGAATTTCTGTATTGTCCGTATGGATCATAGGATGGAGCTTTGAAACCCCACCCTGTATTTGATCCTTCTCTCCTGTTAAACAAACTCATTATTACAATGCGTCTTCGTTAACAGTATCCTCCTTCAAAAATTCTAGTTTAGACTCTTCTTCAGTCATTCTAGCTTTCATCTGCTCTTTGTCAGAATCACTAAGTAGATTCATCTTCTCTGCAGCTGCAAACATTTTCTCGAACTTGTCGTATGCTTCGTTGTAGTCAGATGGTGATACACACATACCAATTGTGTCAATTGCATCGTATACAGCTCTAACTGGTGCAGGAACAAGATTCTTAGCAAGATTCTTAGCTGCAGTCTTACCAACTAGTAACTCAGCAGTCTTAATCATACCTCTACTCTCGTCAAATCCCCACACGCACATTACATTCTTAATAAGAATAGGTAAAAATGACAATGCACGGTCTGATAAACTAGCATGCATTTCATCTAATACTGTCTTAAGTTTAGCTGGGTCAAGTGTTATCGCATCGATATCAGCTTGCTCCGGCATAGTAATGTTATGATTCTGTCTAAATGTCTTACCACCTTTGTTGTAGTACTTCATCATATCTGCAGGACTCAATCTTTTTACATCGTGTGTAATTAGAAATCTATCCCAGAATGGAGAATCTTTCTCGTCATCAGGAATCTCATTACAAGTAGCAATAAAGTTATTCCACTTACACGGCAACTTCTCTTTACCGTTAAACAATACTCTCTCGTTCATAATACCTAGCAAACTATTTCTTAGTGATGCTGAGGCTTTGTCAATCTCGTTAACTACAACAACTTTTGCTCTAGTTACTGGTGAGTCTACTTTGTATTTGTTTTCTGTGGTCAATGCTTCAAGGTCTACATTACCTTTAATAGCATTACTTTTTGTACCTTCGTCTGTTTCTAGAAGAAACAAATCTTCTCCTTTAAGTTTACCTAAAGATGCTTTTGCAAAATCAACTACAGCAGCAGTCTTAGCAACACCTGGAGGTCCTATCAATAATATTGGCGTTTTAATCGCCTCGCCTAGAGCCATTACTTTGAATGTTTCTAGCTTTTTCATTAAGTTTGTGTTAATCTTTCTTGTAATCATGTGATTTTTATTTAATTGTTAATTGTTGAATTAATTGTTTTAATTTTTGTTTGCCAAATTTCTCTATATAGTCAGATGGGTCTTTCACTTGAGCTTCGTCTGGAATCTCTATTTGTGTAAAACCTGTCTGGGAAGCTAGCTTGGCTCCAGCTATCCTACCTCTATTTTTATCGCTATTGAAGTCGTTATCATACATGACATAAACTTTGTCAAATCTATTTCTAATATCGTTAACTACACTTTCTTTAGGATTAACTCCTTCGCTCTGTAATGAGCATGATGTGATAACGTTAGTTGGAAATAAACTTTTAATTACTAAAGCATCCTTACGGCTACTAGTTATTATTAACATGCTTCCTGTATCTGGTAGCTGTGTCCACAATTCCCAGGTAGAATAATCGTTATTATTAATCCATTTATTCTCTGCGTCATAAGGACGATAGATTTTAAATGTCTGAATATTATCTTTTTGTTCTACAAATGCATAAGCATGGTCATTAGTTTTAGTACAGTATCCATTAATAAAGAAATGCGATATTGGGTATATATTACAATACTCCAGTTGTTCTTTTGTCAATCCATATTTTCCATTCCAATACTCTCTATCCTTTACAGACCAGTTTCTTGTCGTAACACTTATTCTAAGTCTACCCTTGTTGAGGGTCTTGCTTTTAGATTTAGTGTATGTCAAATTTACTGGACGGGAATGAATAGAATTAGGAATCTCAAATTGTGTAAGATGAAAGTCAGCGGCAACCTTATTGATTGCTTCGACTTTGCTTTTTAAATTAAAGAGTCTCATAACAAATACAAAGCAGTTACCTACTTCTCCTGTTGCAAAATCTTTGTATAATACACAATTGTGTTCCCTACTATGAAACAGACTGAATGATGGCGACACATCCTCACGAAGAGGACTACTTATCGGCTTAGTTGGTGTAACACCACCTAAATAATAAGTAAATATATCTACTTCGCTCAAACACGATAATATCGCATCTGATGTAGGTAGATCTTTATAACTTCTACTTTTACCAAAACCCATGTTGTTTGTTTTTAAAGGTTAAAAAACCCCCACATTGCTGTGAGGGTCTATTAAATTAATTAAGCTATATATTATAGCCAGTCATCGTCAGACATTGTTACTGCGTCAGCTGCTGGTTCTGCCTGAGCAAAAGCATCGAACTGATTAGTATTGTCTGCAGAAATAGCTGTAGGTGTGATTTGATGTTCACGGATACTAAGGTCTAAAGGACCAAAGTCTACGTTACCAAATGCACCTGCATCTTGTGCTGATTTTAAATCTTTAAGGATGTATTTGAACTTATCAGCTCTAGTACCTCCAATTACATATTGACGTAATGTATGACGGTTAAATGCAGTTTGCACTAATTTACCATCTCCTTTTGTTTTAACACCTAATAATACACCAATCTTGTTGTTTGTACTATCAATTAGGCCTTTTAACAAAGAAACATCACCTTCAAAGATTTTATTCCACTCTTCTTTGTCGATACGTGCATAGCATTCTGAAACATCAGCTACTTTACTTGTATCCCAAGGAAGGTTTAATAAATTTACTAAGAAAGAAATCAATTCAACTTCTCCACGTCTTGCAACTTTTACACCATCAGCGTTATACCACTGCATGTTGTCTGGAAGAGTTTTACTTTTGATAGCTTCTTCAGTCAACCAAGTGTCTTTACCAAATGAGTTAATCACTTTGTATTTTCCACTCTGAGACTTGTGATGCGTATCTGCAACATAAAACTGAATTTTCTCAGTTAGTCCTTCTTCTTCGTTATGTAAATAAAAATCTAATCTAATTTGACGAGCATCTCTCTCTCCATCAGAGTCAGTTACTGTTGTTGAACCTGTATATTCAGGGTCAAAATTTAGTTCACGACCATAAATGGCTTCTAACTCTTCTTTTGTAGGGTTAATTCCTACTACTTTAAAATTGGCAGCTCCTGTGTGTAATTTTTTTACTGATCCACCTGCACTTTGTTCTTTTCCGAATGCACTCATAATTTACTATAAATATTAAAATTTGGGAGTATTTTAAGGCTACTCCCTTTACCTCTACTTAATTAAATACTAGTTCCACTCTGACTCTTCTTCCTGATAGTCAGCAGCTGCTTGTGCTTCTGCCTCATTATCAGTATCCCAGTCACTACCTGAAGTTTCTTCTACTTGAGGTGTTACAATTTCCTCTTCTACAACTTCAATTGCTTCAGGCTCTACAGATGTATCCTCATTAAGGATGTTGTCTGCAGCTTCCTGTCTAGCAATCTCTGTTGTAACAGATTCTTGTACGTCTGACATAGTATGTGAACCTTGGTTTGTCTCAATAACTGGCTCCTGTCCTACAGGCACTAAAGCATAAGCTTCAATGTCGTTGGCTGGGAAAGTATTAAGATAAAACTCAGATGCACCATTGTCTTCATCAAGACCTAAGAAAGAATAAACTTCTTTGCAGAAGAAAGATGAGGTAATTGCTTTACTTTTCTCTTTCGTTTCTTCTCCGTTTGCTACTCTATTCTTAGATGTTTTGTAAGACACTATGTTCTCTTGGTCAGCTGCAGGCACTAAGCTCTTGTTAGCAACTAATACCTGACGGTTAGTTCCTTCAACAGATGCAAATACTAATTCTTGTACTTCTCCATTGTCAAGGTTTAGCTTTTGTGCAGCCTTAGTATTAAATAATAGTCTACGGGATTTTCTAGCCCCTTTGTTACCCTCTACTGTTACAACAGCTCTATCCGGATACTTATCTCCTGATGATACTGCTGCTAATTGTTGTCCTAATCTCTTAGAACCAAAAATGATTGTCGTTTCCATTTGTGTGTGTGTATTAATGTTAAAAAATGGGAGGAATTTCACCTCCCGTATTATATTTATTCTCCTTCTTCGAATTTACGAATAGACTCAAGAACTGCTGACATATCATTTGGTATCACTTGTGAACCAAACATATCTGCAGGACTTTTTGCCATGTTAGTAGTATTGTTTTGAGTCATGAAACCATAACTGATTTCTTCACCTTTCTTCTCCACTACAGTTTCTAGTATGATACTAAACATACCTTCTGGCTTAACTACGTCTTGTACTAGTTTACCACCTGGTACACCAAATACAGTACGGTCAACACCGTTGAAACTTTTAACCTCTGTGTGAGCCATAACTATTACGTTAAGCTCTTCTCTAAGGCTGTCAATAGATTTCAATGTCTTGTAAACATTGTCACCCATCTCTGTAAACTTAGCAAAACCTACTGTCTTAGCTTTGTCCATGAACTCGCCAATCATAGCATAAGTAATAGTGTCTATTACAATTGTTTTGATATCAGCTCTATTCTTACTTACAAAAGCCATTGCAGCTCTAATCTTCTCCCAGTTTGTAGTTTTTAAATAATTACAAGTGTTAGGATTAAATTTACCTGACTCATCTGCCATAAGGTAGTTCTTCTTCCAACCTCTAAATGGAGGTGCTTTCTCGTCAGGACATATAATAAATGTCTCTTTCGGATTAAGTGTTGCTAAGGAATAGGTCTTACCTGTTCCGCTATAGCCTGTTACTAAAATTTTGTTTGCCATAATTATTCTTCTTCTTTTGTTAATTCTTCCCTTGCTTGATCCATTATTTGTGCTGCTATATCTTTGGCAACAACAAAAGCTAATTCTCTTGCTGTTAATCCATTGTATAATGCCTCGGCTAATGTAACTACAGGGTTTTTGTTTACAACGTCAATTTCAATACCGTCAAATACTTCTTCGTATTTTTCCTTGAAACCTTCTTGTACTAATCCGCAAGCTTCAAAATCATTGTCGAAATTTGTATCGTCAAATCCTCCTTCTTGCACTTCTTTTCTTTTAAAAAAGTCTTTACTCATTGTTTATTATTTATTATTAGTTATACAAATATACAAAATATAATCGACATATCCTGAGATAGTTATAAGATTCTTTTCACAATATTTAGTGATTTTACCTTGTCAATTAAGTCTTGTACTGTTCCGTCATTTTCTATTACATAGTCAAATCCATCGTAATTATCTAAAGCTGTTTCAGAAAGGTGTTCATTTTTCCCAATAACTAATCTATTGTTTAGATATTGAGGTCTGTTTATCCTAATCATTATACCACCTTTTTCCTTGATAATATTAGCTTCGTTAGGAAATCTAACGTCTGTTATTATCCAGTTTTCATAAACATCTAACCCTTTATCATCCATATCAACTATTTTAGGGTAATCAGCAAACAAAGCATTTACCCATATATTAGGATGAATGACATGTCTACCTGCTTCAGTACCCAAAAGTTGTAGAAGCTTACGAGGTGTTAGTTTATTAATGTACATTCTAGAATTATTAAAAACTTTTAGCTGCTTTTCTATATCTTCTTTTTTTGAAGGATATAAAATAGGTTTTCTAGTGTTTTCTCTGATTAACCCATATTGCCACCACTCTTCTCCAAGTTCTTTATTCTTAAAGTCTCTATCTTCTAATTGACGTATATCACATCCTATTAGAGCTGATATTATCCATTTTATAGGGTAAGCAAACTTCTTGTTTTCATATACTACATCAACAGGATTTGCTTCGTGCATAAAGTGCTCAAAGCTAGTCCAGTAATCTTCTGTAATAATATAATTAATTACATCAAACAAAAGATCTTTTCCGTTTTTTATCTTTCCAGATATTCCAATTAGCCTAGGATCTACCACCATGACGAATAATATATTTTATCACCGCTTTTAATAGCATCTCTCATTTGTTCTATAAAAGCAAGATCATCTTCAAGATAGTATTCTTTGTAATCTTCATAAGAATCATTACCAAAGAAAAATCCTTTAGTTTCACTAAGATTTTTTCCAAGAATAGTTTTCATTATTCTTTTCATGTCTTTTTTCTTAAGTCTTATAGTGACACAATTAAATACATCTTCACCACCTCTTTCACGATAAATGTCTTCCATTAAACCGTGTAGTCTATTATGTTTACGCCAATACATGACTTCATCCATATTGTCTTTAGACTGTCCTTTTCTGCGTCTGTACGCATACATATCTAATCCCATATTATTATTTTAAATTATTAATTATCTTCCGAAATTCTTCTTTTCTTGTGACCTAGGTGCTGTTACACGACCTAGTAATCTGTCAGCTGTATTGTGAAATACACCCATAAGTTGAGCTTCGCTAGCTTTAGGTAATTCTGCAAACCTATTGGTTGCACCATCGAACAGGTAGTGATAATACTTGTTTGGAGGACCAAATCTATTTTTCAATATCTTGATTGCTCTAAACGAATCTCTAAATCTTCTGATATCATAACCATGATAATCTTCAAATCCGTACCTATCCGGTGAATATACACCTACAACTATCTTAGCGTCACGCTGAATTTCTTTGTTGTTTGCAAATCCTGCTAGAGATGGTTCTGTCTTCTTCTGAATACTCTCACCTCTGTTAGTAAATTGCTCCTTCTCGCCTGATTGCTCTTGCTGTATTACATTTACAACAGCCCAGTTCCAGTGTTTAGTAACTTGCTTTAACGCATAGTTAGTACTCCAATGTGCCATGGTCTGATGTTGATTCATCATAACACCGTCTTTTCTCTTTTCTGGTGTAAGTAAGCTGATGTGATCAACAATAACAATAGTCATAGCATTTATATCGTTAGGAACATAATGAGAATAAACCTTATTTACTACTTTTTGTGTAGATCCATCTGATTTCTTCTTAATAAATTCTCTATCTTCAAATACATGAGTACCGTTCTTGTCTGCGTAATCACGACAATATTTATATATACCTGTAGGATTGTAGACTGAGTCTATAATTTCTACATTTTCTAGCAAATCCTCTATATCTTGTATGTGTTGATCTATCAAGTCCATCTTGTCTTGGCTAAGAGATTTTTCTCTAAAACCTTGTAAAGTCAATAAGTCCATAGATATACCACACCTAGAAGATATAAAATTACATATCATAGTGTCAATAAATTCTTGTTGTGATTCTTCTAGTGCAAAGTAAAATATCTTAAGTTTTATTCCGTGCTTAAGAGCATATTCTAAAGGCTCTCTAACATAGAGTGCTTTAGTCACTTGTGTTTTACCGACACCTGAAGATGCTGTAACCATTTGAATCATACCTGGCACAACGCCTGGTATAGATTCTGTCAATTTAGGATAATTCTCAAAAGGAATACAAAATATTTGACCTGCATCTTTCTTGGCTTTAATATCCTTTAAGCCTTGTAATCTGTCTTTAACTTTGCTATTGTTCATTATCATTAAATTTATGTTCTGCTTCTATCATCTCGCATATATGTCCATCAGCCCATACAGGTGAAGGTGGAGTATCTTTTCCAGTAGTACTATATCCTGTTCCGCATGTTTTACATTTATATTCTTTCATATTACATATAATCCTCGTTCTCATACTGGTTATTACCTGTATCATTGTCAAGAAGGTATGAATACTTCTCGTGATACCCTTCGTTTAGCCACCTGGCTGCTTCGACCATATATTCTAGATCACCACTACGTTTCATGTCTTTTACTTGTAGTTCCAATACTCTAATAGCTTGTCTCTGCTTACCTGCGTCTTTCTTAAATATTCTATCCCACTTAGCTCTTAACTTTTTACCTAGTATAGTACTAGCACCTACAGGAGACAAAGCTCGCCTACCTCCGTGCCTTCTCATTACCATTGTTGGGTAAGTGTTAAGCCATTCAGTAAACAAGTCCTCATCAACACTAAAGAATACATTAGCTTTACTCCTAAGGTATGTATTACCATCTGACATCTTTATAAAACCTTTCTCTTCTAAAGAGATTAGTGGTTTCATAGAATTTGTCAAGAGTTTAGATATTGTAAATCCTGTTGCAATGTTGTAGAGCAATAGATATTCTGTAATATTAAGACCATGTTTGACAACTTTGTCAACTGGTATTGTTATATCGTCCATCTTTCTTGTTTTATCTCCATGTTATGTAATCCTCGTTAAAGTCTTTCATGGATCGTTTAAAATATTTTACATCTTGAGTCCCTTGTAGCAATATTAAATGCATTTCTGGGAATTCGTGTCTTAGACATCTACCTAACATCTGATAAAAAGATCCAATACCACTATCTAATTGTGTTATTATACCTCTTTCTATGTTTGTTAAGTTGACACCTTCTCTAAGCATCTTTACAGCAAACAGTTCGTTACATTCTAAATTGTTAAAACAATCAATCAACTCTTGATTGTGATCATTTGTATTCTTAGAATGTATAGCACTGTCAGATCCAAGCTCCTTAACTTGTTTAATTGACCCTGTAAAGCATATAAACCTAGACTCGTCATTTCTAAATTCTTCTACAAGCTTTTTAACTGTAGAAGTTTTAACTTCTGCAATAAATTTCTTACGGTTAGAAGCAATATTAAGGTATTTAAACCTACAACCTTTTCTAACTTCGTAAGGAACACCCTGCTTGTTCGATAATTCTTCGTAGTATGCCATTTGGTTAGTAAGTGCACTGTAATGCTCGCTTTCAGATCCTGTACATATTAATCCATATCCCTTAGGAAGTGTCTTAAGACTGCTGTACATGTCGCTGTGTGTGCATCTAATGTATTTATCTCCCCCACCTTTAGCTTTTTTAGCTACAAATTCCCAAACTTTGTCTGTTATCTCATCATTTAAGTGTATTGAGTGTATAACTAAGCTTGGTCTTGGTAGCAAACCTATGTCAAACGCTTTATTTAGAGAAATCTTATTGTAATGTACTTTTTTACAAAGTGCATTCATCAAATCTTTCTTCTCGTCTGGTATGGTAGCTGACAAAAATATAATACGTGTACCTTTTTGCAGTATTTGCCTAAGATATTGTATTCTTTTTGGTGTAAGTGCATGACATTCGTCAAGTATTACAAAGTCTGCAGGTTTCTTCTGATTCTTTAGTGACGCATACAGTATGGTTTTTAAAGAATCTTGAATAGTGTCCTTGCCATGCTTTTGCATGTCAGATATCCAATTCTTTTTGTGAGTACTCTCCTTACAAACTAAGTATCCTACCGAATTTGGGTTTTTATCTAACAAATCTTGAGCAATATCCAGGGCAGCTTTTGTTTTACCTGCCCCGGTTGACCACTCTAAACAAAGAAATCTATGAATTCTAGAAAGTTTTAAAGCTTTCTTTTGAATTATATCTCTTTGTTTATTCTGATTCGTCATCTTTCTTTGGAAATTCTATACCTTTAGACTTAAGCATATTCTCTACAATATCATCTATTTCAGCGTCAGTCATGTCGCCTATTTTGTCAATATCAATTGCAAATCCTTCTACTCCGTTTTCATCTTTAAATTTAGATGATCCATTTTTCTTAACTTCTTCGTCTATTTTATCTTGCAAACTATCTTTGATTAGTCTGCCTAACTTTTCCATTTCTCCAGAACCCATTTCATCTTCTACAACCTCAGCTGCAACAGCCTTAATTAATGTAGCAAAATCCTCGTTTTCTTTGCAACTCTCTACCATTGCTTTTCTTAAGTAACCAAAACTACCATTAATAGCACAAAATGCAGCTTCTGTGTCTGCCATTATAACAAGACTAGCAATTTCTGTCTTGTCATTAGATAACTTTTCTACTTTAGCCTGTATTTTAAGGATCTTATCCTTAGAACCATTTAATGTTATTTTTTTACTCTCTTCTTCTTCATTAAAATCTTTGAACATAATATATTATTTTAAGTAACTTAATTGATTTTCTCTTGTTCTAAATGTATTTAAAAAGTCTAAGACATCATCGTGTCTTGCTAGTTCATCTTTAAATATTTTATCAAACTCTGTTGCTGCTTTTCTAACTAAACCTGCAATAAGCTTTTCTGCTAACTCAGGAGGCATATCACCAGCTTCGTTAATCATCTTGTCTTTTGCCTTAGCCTCAAAGCCATCTCTTGCTTTTACAGCTCTTTCTAGCTTATCGTAGTCTTCTTTAGCTAACTGCATCAAAGTTTCGAATTGCCCTAGTGTAAGGGACTTTTTGATGTCAGTAAATACTACATCGTCTTTTCCTATTTTTGCCATTTTTAATAGTTTACATAGTTAATATTTGCTTTAGTTTTTGCTGCGTTTTTATGCCGTTTAGCATATAACCTGCCACGCAATTGAGGATTTTCCTCTTGTAATTTCTGCCTAGCCCTCCGAATAGCTTCTGGTGACGACAATTTATGGTCACCAAACTCTATCAAGAACTCTATTAGTGACTTTGACTGTGTTTCAGAATGCCATATCTTGGCAATCAGCTTGTTGTCATCATCTCTAAATATAGGCTTGTTACTAAGTAGGTATTCTACTTTATCTTTTACTTTAATTATTGACTCTAACATAATTTAGTGTTTATGACACACCTTTATGGTGTGCCATTATTAAACTTTATATACTGACTCTTCTGGAATTTTATACCATCTGGCAACATCTTCCGATCTTTTTCTACTCAATGTAGTGTATTGGCCGTTTCTATAGAGAAAATATTCTCCATGTACTTTCCTATAAACTTTTGTTACATTAAATAACCAATAGTTTATGACAACTGTTAATTCTACTATTATTTCTGATCTTTTTAACTCAATATAGTTTTTATCTATTACTCTTACTTTCATATCCCATTTCTGTAATCTCCTTTTCTAATTTTAATTCCTGAAGAAAAGGTTTCAGTTTGTTCTCATTGAACCTACGCAGTTGCTTTACTGATAGGGAAGACAACTCACTGACCATTGCTGAAATGTAATCACCATATATTAGCTGTGTTTTACTATTGATTGTATCAATTGGTAACTCCATGCTGTCTATAGCTCTATTGTATATCATTAAATCTAGTCCTTTAACATCACTGAACGTGTTGTTGTGATGTATTACTAAATCATGTGTAGTGTCGTAAGCTTCTGCAATTGCTGATGGGCCATAACCCAACTCATTTGCTAGCTTAAAAAGTACTTTTCTTCCGTATACATACTTTTGCTTCCTTGTTCTTGTTAACAAGTCAAACCCATAATACTGGTCTAACATTGTTTTTAAAATTGTTAACTGCATATATTAATTTGTTATTTGTTCTACAACCATTTTATCGAATGTGTCATCATCCATATCTATCATAACTAATTCAGCGTTATGAAAAGCTGGTGGTGTTTCGTTTATTAAGTATAACATAATTTGTGATTTGTGTGTGTTAATGTTTATTTTAGTTTCTTAATGCGTAAGCTGCACCATTTCCTAGTTCTTGCATAAATGCTTTTGCTTTTCTATAAGCTCTTCTTACTTTTACTTTTTGTCTTTTACTCATATTGTCTTAGTTTTAGATGTAACCCTACGTCTATTCCACGCCTTGTTACGATTAGTACTTTTGGAGATTGTCTCCTTTCTTCTTTCTTGTCTACTCTCTGTCTTGGTTACCATATAAATTTATTTCTTCTAATGTTAATCCAAAGCTTATATCTGCTATTTCGTTCATCTTAGATTCTTTCTAAAAAATGCTCTATCATTCTATCTGTTTGAGTATTTCTTGTTTCTAAAATAACATTGTCACCTTGTCCAATAATTTTGTAAGTAGTCTGTCCACCTACTACTATAACATTCTCTTCAGGAGTTGTGTAAGAGTTGCTACTTTGGTATCTATAAGTGCATTCTCTATTTACTTCATCAAAAGCCCAAATGTTCTTTTTGAGTTCAAAGTCTGCTTGAAAAGTCCAAGTATTAGGGCAATCGTGAGTTGTAGCTGAAATTAACTCTCCTGCTGATGGAGCACTAATTACTGTTGTAACTAATTTAAAATCTCCTGTGAATTTAGAAGTAGTGTCATTTTGTACTGGCTCTACTATTTCTTCTGTACTGCAGCTAGCTATCGCTACTGCAAATATAATAAAAACTATCTTTTTCATATCTATTTATTTATTTATTTATTTAATTAATTATTAATTTATTGGCAATAAGAATCGTCTACTTCCCAGCAGACCTCACTTATTACTCCGTCAACCATTACGTTTTGGCAATCCCAGCATCCTTCTGGCCAACAAGACGTAAGTGTTACTGCTATTATTGCTGTTAATATTATTTTTTTCATATTTATTTGTTTTTAAATATTGTTTTTCTAGTTCGCTGAGGTCTCCAACCTCCGTGTCCGTTCCCGTTGCCATTTCCTACTCCGTGACCATGTCCATTACCACAAGGTGGGCTAGAACAAGCCTGAGCTTGTTTAGGGTTTAACATTATCATTGTGCCTAACGCTGTAAAAGCAGCATATTTACCCATTTTCTTTAGAGCTTCTGCTCTTGTAATTTTTTCTTTATTCATTATATTTTATTTCTAAAAGTTAAACTTAGTTAACACACCCCAATCCCTCAGGGTGTGTTTATTATTTGTGCTTAGAAGCACTCATTTGCATTTATTGTTGGGTTATTCTGTGTAGCACCTGTAACTACTAAGTCACCTGCTACAATGATAGTACCACCACCATTAAAATTACCACTTACAGTTACACTACCACAAGTAACAGTCAATGTATGACCATTAAGGTTTAAGTCCCCTGCAATAACTAGATTTTGGTCTTCCCAAACCGAATCTCCTGATAAAGAATAACTACCTGGAAAGTTCATATTAGTTACAGCTCCACAAGAACTACAATCTAAACCATTAGGAGAAGTTGTTGGCTGAGTTTCGTCAGTACCATCAATCTCTGTCCAAGGTTGCCAAGAAAAGAATACTTCTACTGAAGAAGAGAGTACAATGTCCAAACCCACGACATACTTGTTTGTCACGGATGTAGATCCTATTACTGTCTCTGTAATCTGTCTTGTTGTTAATACTGCACCATTACTTACTTGAATAAGTTCTATGTTGTAAGTCTGTGTTGCACCATCAACAGAGTTAACATCATTCCAGTAGTTTAATACTCCTTCTGTACCACCTGCTTCCATAACGTCTGTACCTCTTGTAACTACAATTTTATAATCTGCATTACCTTGAGGGTCATAACCATTAAATCTACTATCTAATTGAAAAGATGATATGATTCTACCGTAGTCTGTGTACATGTCTAGAAATACATCATTGTCTCCGTTTACAATATATTGTGTAACAGGAGCGTCTGTTGCATATTCTGCATACACAAATCTACCTTGTATTGGTCCTAGCTCATTAGGATCTGCAATTGTTTCTAAGTATTGACCATTGTCTGTGCTTGTTAACGATGTGGTAGACGCAGAGAAATCTATCTCTTCGTTTACTGGTACTGAGTTTAGGTAAAAACCATCTGCTCCTGAACCATCATCAACTAATTTAAACTCCTCACCATAATCTACACCTTGGTCATCTGTAGCTACTACTGTAATTACATCAACCCATGCATAGATACCATCACGGTCTACATCTGTAGACTTTGTTTGTGGTGATAAACTAATATTTGCACCTTGGCAAGTTTCACATTCATCTCCTTCTACTACTATCACTGTTTCTCTCTCGCAAGAAATGAATCCTGCTGCCACTGCTAATACTAAAAATAATCTCTTCATACTTCTAAATTTGTTTTTTAAAATATATATCTAATTGTGTCTAGTTCAAAGTATTTAGCATAAGTCTCTTTAAAATGACTTATACCTTTTGACTTTAATCCTAGTTCATATCTCATCACGCCACTTGTATTCTTGACTTGATTTGACATGGCCATCATTTCCTGTGCTTCGGCTGGTGCTTTCTGCATTTGGAATTTATGGTTTGTAAGGAATATTACCTCACACTTGTTCTCACCTGCTACGTCCTTCACTTCTTTAAACAGAGCATCATACTCTGTAATAAATCCTTTGTAAAGAATGACTGGTGAATAGTTTATATGCACTTCCCAACCCAATTGTTTTAGTCTATTTATATCTTGTATCCTACTGGATATCTTCTGCATCTTTGGTTCTAAAACATTGGAATAAGCCTGTGGCATTAAACTAACTCTAATTCTTGGCTTTTTGTTAAAATGATTAACATCAAGCTTTAACAATGACGGATATTTAGTCGCCATTGTTGTGTTCAATTGTGGGTGTCCGTCATACATCTCTAGGTATGTAAGCAAAGGAACTGATAAGTGCTTTTGCATTAGTACTAGGTCTGAATTACAGGCTATGTCTACCATAGTATACACAGGATCTTGTTGATCAGGAACCTTAGTGTATGTTTTCTCCCACTCTACAACAGAGTTAAATACATCTTCAACGTTCTCGTTGACAAATACTCTCTTACCGTTGTATCTACCCATATAACAATAAGTGTTTATGCAACCACCAAAGCATCCGTAGATTACATTTGGTGCTATACAGTTTGCACTATTGTTATTTGGTTTAGTGACCAATGTTTTGGTCTTTTGATATTTAATAGCCATCAGTATATATAGTTATATACACAGCCGTGAACAAAGTCACTGTCAGCATTCATAATATCAATTTCTTCTTCTGTAGCTAGTCTACCTTTGTAATCTGCAGATACAATATATGCATCTGAGAAGTCAGGGTAATCATTGTAATCAATGCCATCTACTTCTACGTTGTCTATTTCATCAAAATTCATAATTTCTTTCTTCTATTACTGTGGTGTACAAGTCATCAACTATTTCCGTGTCGTTAAATTCACTAGAGTCTGTCTTTTTACCAATAATGTCATTTATAAAGTCACAAGCATATTTCACTCCTTGTGCCATATAATACTCTTTAATGTCATCTGATTTAGACATAACCTCATAAATTTCATGCAACCTTGTTTCACCTGGTTCTACATTGTATTGTTCAATAGTCTGCTTACGATATTCATCGATGTTTAGACTGTTTACATTACCTTTTTTTGCTTCTTTTCTTTTAAAATCCATATTTTTTGTTTTATACCCGCTATTAGCGAGTGAGTTCGTGATCTAGTATAGATTTCTGTGTAAAGATTAGATTGCTTTAATGGCAACAAATATAATAGACAAGATTATCAACCCAATCATTCCTATTATAAACTCTTTTTCGTCTCTTCCTAATTTCATATCGTTTTCTCGTTTATAAAATGTTTTCTGATTATTGCTTGAGATACTGCAAAAGACACTAAACCAAATGTTAGTGGAGCAAACGCTCTTTCATCTACTGTAATAAACCCATAAACAATAGTTGCTGTAGTAAATACAAGCAACAACATTGCACCGGTTAGGTACAAAGCCAATTTGTTTTCTAATTTCATATTATTTTGTTTTTATTTTAACAATTCTCTCTAATATTGCTGATTTTCTATAACCTTTTTTTAATTTGTCAGCAATTTGTTGTAATCTTTGTATTATGTATTTCCTACTTCTTTTCATTTCTATTTTATTTTTAAGATTTCGTGATTGGCACATTTAATAGTAATAAAAAAAAGACACCTTGTAACTAGAATTAACTAAATTACAAAGTATCTTATTTATCTCGTCTAACCAGTATAATCTTTTACTAGTTTTAGTATTTTTTCCGTTGACATAACATCGTATGACTGTACAGCACCATCTCTTGCTATGCTGTTTACTACTACACGATTATCGGTGTATAAATAAGCAAGACCTCTGTCCCCGTCATGTAAAGCAGATATATGTATTTCTAATTCTGCTTCATCTTCATAATGAAAGTACTCTTCATTTCCATAACATAATGTCTTTAGTAAGTATGTCGGTCTTTCTTTTTCCGGTTCTTCCTGTTTTGTTTTTAAAGCTATAATCTTAGCTAACAGAATTACAGTTAATAATGGGTGTATTATTACAAATATCCATATATTAGCCTCTTCGTATGTTATACCTACTACTTGTGCTATCCATTTAAGAATATCTACACATATTTGAAATAATTCTGCCATTGTTTTTAGTTTTAGTCGTTAATTAATCCGTGTATTATTGTGGCTACACAACATAATGATATTATTATAAGTATTATATCTATTGTTGCCATAATTTATTTGATTTTGTTATGGTAATCTTCACGCAAATGTTTCATGCATAAAGAATAACCATATTGTTTTGCCATTTGCATCAGCAAGAAATCGTTTGATCCGTTGTTTGCTTTTGTAAATACTTCTAAATACTCTTCTGTTGGTGTTGCGACTATACCTTTACTAAGATTTGCAGTTCTTTCTGCTATAAAATCTTCCATAGTATATTTGTTGTCGTCCCACTTGTCGTTTTCTCCTTGATCGGTTATATTCATTGTATCTTATTTTAGTTAGAAAATTTAAAGACTGCTTATTATTATAAAAAACAGGAAGGGAGCCCACTAATGAGCCCCACAATTAATCCTGCCTTGTAAGTAGTCGTGCCACTTACATTACCGTTTTCCCGGTTGACGAATGCTGTTTATTCCCTATTATCACAGCCAAATCATCCATAATATGGGCGACCAACCAACATATTACACTCTGCTTACAGTGGGTCAATTCTGTATCACAAATCAGCTTATTCCCTGCTTAAGGTAAGATATTAGACTCATCGGTGTCTAGTTATCAGTTCAACCGTCCTCCTCACTACCCACGTTAGGTTAACCCACGTTAGGTGCTAGAGGCATCTCTATTTTTTTTGTTTGTTAATAATAATAAACAGCTATTTTCCTGCATTAAAGCATGCATCTACCATAATTACAGGATCGGACTTCCACCGTGCCGACAGTTAATTACTCTGTCACTCGTAATGCTGTTTACTATTAATATTATATATTATACTTGCACCGACTTTAAGAGTCTGCATTTCCTACCTTGTAGGATATGCGTGTTTTGTGGCTGTTAACTAAACACCAAGTCTGAGCATCGTCATGTTCATTCCATGCAAGTATAATAATGATAATGTACTAGTCAAGGCTACGATTATAAATCTATTGTATGTAATTACATACACTCGGGCTTACGAATAGTCTAACTATTCCACCTTCGATTTATCATTATTTATCCGCAGGTAGCCACTACTGCTTTTATTGACTAGTAATTACAGTTACCTCCCCTAGAACCAATGGGTTCGTATGTGGGGAAATAACTTAAAGTTTTGACAGCCCTCACACTCATCGGCTGTCGGTCCTATTTACAGTGTACCACAAAGGGCTAGGAACTTAAGGTGTACGGCTATGTTTCCCTTTCCGTAAGGTTATTGTTAGACCACCTTTTAATATCTTCAACGATGTCGTGATAATTCTCTATTGTATCATTATCATCGGCTATTCGTCCTTCCATAAATCTTTCTGCTATATTCGTACTTTCTATGATTGCAGGTTTATCGCTTTCCAGTTTCCTTACTTGCCATCGTTCTTCGTTTAATTGATTTATGGTTACTCTTCTATCATCTGCTATCATCTTTAAGTGTGCTATTGTATCTCTTTGCAACTCAATGATTTTTCTATCAGCTTCAATGATATCGTTTTTAAATGCTATAATCTTTTTAAGATCATCTATCTCATTTGATAGATCGTGTATTTCTTCCATCATTCTGTCTTCTCTCATGTCTTTAGGTTTTAATGATTAGTAAATAATACTAACACACTTCTAGTCTAATCCAATGAATCAACATGTCCGGCAGAGAGAAGTGTGTAGTATATTAATATTGTTATGCATATTCTTCATAGTATTCTGATGCTACTATGATTGGTATAATCCAACCAAAGACTACTAATAGTCCTTTAATAGTACCTGAATATAATGCTTCTTCTAGTGTTGTAGTTGTAACTAACGACACTAGTAATATTGTGAT